AATTTCCATATCTTGTTACTAGATGGTCAAAAGCAACAGGTGAAATCTTTGGAAGATCACCAAGTTATAATGCTTTACCTGATATTAAAACTTTAAATAAAGCTGTAGAGATTGGATTAAAAGCGTGGGCAAAAGCGATTGATCCACCATTATTAGTTACGGATGATGGAGTAATAGGTAGAGTTAGAATGACACCTGCTGGAATTACAGTTGTTAGAAATGATAGTGCAATTAAACCATTACAAATTGGTTCTAATTGGCAAATTACAGATTTAAAAGAAAATCAATTAAGAACAGCAATTAGACAAGCATACTATTCAGATCAATTACAATTACAAGAAGGCCCACAAATGACTGCAACAGAAGTTCAAGTACGATATGAATTAATGCAAAGATTATTAGGGCCAACATTAGGAAGATTTCAAACTGAATTTTTAAATCCATTAATTGAAAGAGTATTTGGAATTATGATGAGATCAGATGCTTTAATGCCAAGACCAGAAGCAATAGAAGGTAATAATATGGATATTGAATATGTTGGGCCTTTAGCACGTTCTCAAAGAATGGAAGAAGCAGTTGCTGTTGAAAGATTATATCAATTAGCAATGCAAGTTGTTCAAGTTGATCCTACTGTTATGGATGTTATAAATCACGAACAAGCAATTAGAATGAGAGCAACTTTATTAGGAGTACCAAAAACAGTTTTACGTGGAGAAGATGAAGTAGCAGAAATTAGAGAACAAAGAGCAGCAGCACAACAACAAGCACAAGAACAAGCAATGGCACAACAACAAGCTGAAACTGCTTTATCACAAGGAAAAGCTATGACTGAAATGTCTAAACCTGATACTAAAGCAGGAATGGAAGAAGCAGTCGCACAAGCTGAACAACAAGGATTAGTATAATGAAAGCATTAACAGAAAAACAACAAGCATTTATAGAAAATTTTTCTCAAACAGGTAATGCAAAACAATCTGCAATAAAAGCAGGTTATTCAGAAGCTACAGCAGAACAACAAGGGCATAATCTTAAAAAACAATTAAGTCACGAAATAGATGAAGCTACAAAAAAATTAATGAGTAGTCACGTACCATTAGCTGTAGATAAATTAAAAGATTTAATTAATAATCCAAAAGTTTCACCATCAGTTCAATTAGGTGCAATTAATAGTTTATTAGATCGTTCTGGTTATCAAACAATTACTAAAATTGAAGATGTGACTGGTAGAAAAACAGATGCTGAACTTCGTGAAGAATTAAAACATTTATTAAGTACGATAGCTATTGTAAGAGGGCCTAGTGATCCTAGTGATACTAATGGGTCTGGTTCTATCAATTAGCAATGACAACAGCAGATTTTGATCCAAGAAATTTAGATTTATATCAAGAACCTAAATATTTACTTCATTTTGAATGGGGTAAATCACCTTTAATTTATCGTTATGCTTTAGTAGAAGTTATTAAACCTGATAACATTTTATCAAAAAGTAAGCAAAAACCTGATGAACTAGGTTTGACACAAAAAGAAATTTGGTCTAAAAAGTACAAATCAGATAAATGGACACTAGCAATAAAGAATTAAAACAATTAAAAAGAGATTACGGAATTACTTTTGGCTCTAAAGAAGGAGAAAGAGTAATGGCTGATTTACAATCAGCATATTATAAACGGAGTTCTTTTTCAAAGGATTCCAACGAAATGGCTTACCGAGAAGGACAAAGATCGGTAATCATTCGTATCATCAACTTAATCAAGGAGGATAAACCAAATGGCTGATGAACAACAAACGACCACAGTACAAGACAACCCAGTACAAGAGAAATCTATACTTGGGTCTGGTGCAAGTGATAATCAAGATTGGCGATCATCTTTAAGCGATGAATTGAAGAATAATCCAACAATTCAAAACATTAAAGATTTAGAATCTGCTGCGACTACACTTGTTCACCAGCAAAAAATGATAGGGAGTAGAATACCTATACCTAAAACCGATGAAGAAAAGGTTGAACTATATACAAAATTAGGTAGACCTGAAAATGCGGATAAGTATCAAGTATCTATTCCTGAAACACATTCTAAATATTTTAATGAAGAACAGGTAAAACAATTTAGAAATGTGGCCCATCAAATTGGTCTTAATAACGATCAAGTTAAAGCGTTAGTAGATTATCAAGTAAAATCTGTAGATTATGAAAATCAAAGACGTGAATCAGAAATGAATATGGGTAAGAAAAATACAGAAGAATTATTGCATAAAGAATGGGGTTATGACTATGATAACAAAGTTAGAGCCGCAAGACGTGCAATGTCTGTATATGCAGATGATGAATTAATGCAACTTTTAGATAGTGAAGCTGGTAATCATCCAGCAGTTGTTAAATTATTTGCACGTTTAGGTGAGGATATAACGGAAGAAATGGCTAAAAATACGCAAAATAATAGATTAGCTGTTTCACCATTAGATGCAAAAGCTGAAATAGATAAGATTTATTCAGATGCTAAACATCCTTATCATAATGCAGGTCATCCAGATCATAGAACTGCGGTGGATCAAGTAAGACAATTACACGAAAAAGTATATGGTAAATAAATAATTTTTCTGTTATAATTGTAGTACCAAAATTCGCCCTTCATAGGACAACGAATAGGTAGCCGTGATTGGCTTTAAACTTCCGATTGATCGTATCGTTTTACGATAAGGTTTCCCGAAAGGACAAAAGCCGATTTACGGAATATGGTGAATTAGCATTGTGCTATTCGCCCCCTATTCTTAAACTTTGTAAACTATGGAGATAAAATATGTCTGTACAAATTACTACAGCTTTCGTAGAACAGTACAAGAATAATGTTATTCACCTAGCACAGCAAAAAGGTTCAAGATTAAGAGATGCTGTCAGAACTGAAATAGTTACTGGCAAAGCTCATTTCTTTGAAAGAATCGGATCAACAGCAGCTCAAAAACGTGCTTCTCGTCATTCTGATACACCTAGAATGGATACACCCCACTCTAGAAGAAAAGTATCACTTGATGATTACGACTGGGCAGATTTAATAGATCAAGAAGATAAAGTTAGACTATTAATATCGCCTCAATCAGAGTACGCAATGGCTGGTGCTTGGGCAATGGGCCGTGCAATGGATGATGCAATTATTTCTGCGGCTACTGGAACAGCTTATAGTGGAGTTGCGGGTGGAACATCCGTTTCTTTACCATCAGGCCAAAAAGTAGCACACGCTTCTGGCGGTTTAACTTTAGCAAAACTTTTATCAGCTAAAGAAATCCTAGATGCAGCAGATGTTGACCCAGATGAACCAAGATTTTTGGTTTGTGCTGCTGGTCAAATTGCTGATTTGCTTAACGTATCGCAAGTTACGTCAGCAGATTATAATACAGTTCGTGCATTGGCTGCGGGGCAAATTGATACCTATTTAGGTTTCAAATTTATCCAATCAGAAAGATTGGGAACAGATAGTACACCTTCTAGACAATGTTTGGCGTTTACAAAATCAGCAATAGGTCTTGCAGTCGGAGCAGATGTAACAACAAAAATATCTGAACGTGCTGACAAAAACTATGCAACACAAGTGTTTCTATCAATGACTATCGGGGCAACTCGTATAGAAGAAGAAAAAATGGTAGAAATCGCTGCTAACGAATAAGGAGAATAATTATGGCAACAGCAAAAGGAGTTGAAATCACAAACCTTGACGCTACACCTAGAACTACTCTTGAAGCGGCTAGTGGTGGTGGAAAAATGCGTGTTTTTATGGATACTATAGCTGCGGGTACTGGCGATATAGATGATAACGATATTATCTTATTAGCTGAATTACCTTCTAACGCTAAAATATCTAGTATAATGTTATACTCTGACGATCTTGATAGTGGAGGTTCGCCTTCATTAACTTGGAACGTTGGATTGTACAATGGTCAAACTAAATTTAATGACACAGACGCTTCTGCAACAGCTTACGCTGCTGGTGCGGTGCTTGACGAAGATTGTTATGCAACTGCTGTATCAGGTTCTGCTGCTATTACAGGCACAGAATGTGCATTTGAAGCTAGAAACATTAATGCTATAGCTAATTTCATTTGGGAAGATGGAGGTCTGTCATCAGACCCTAAAGTTCCTTTAAGAGTTGGCTTGACTGTACAAGCTGCTGCGGCAACTGCTGCGGCTGGTGATATTACATTGGTCGTTACTTATATTGTAGACTAATCTAAACACAAACAAGGAAGAAGGGGCGATATATATTGAATTATAGTCGCCCCTTTGATATTATATACAAATTATGGCAACAGAAGTTTCAATATGCTCAAATGCTTTACGTAGATTGGGCGATGATCCGATAACATCACTTACAGATGATACAGAAAGAGCAAGATTATGTAATGCTTTTTATGTACCAGCACGTGATTTAGTTTTAAGATCACATCCTTGGAATTTTGCCGTAACAAGGGCAACTTTAGCACAACTTTCAGATACACCTGCATATGAATATTCTTATCAATACGCATTACCAAATGATCCTTATTGTTTAAGAGTATTATCAATGGAGTATCACGATTATGTTTTTAAAATAGAACATTATGCTTCACAAGGTAGAGTTTTGCTTACTAATGAAAGTACAGCAAAAATTCTTTATATTGCTAGGGTTACAGATACAGCACAATTTGATTCTATGTTTGTAGATGTTTTGACTGCTAAATTAGCTGTAGACCTTGCATATCCTGTAACAAATAGTGTTAAATTACAAGATCAAATGCAAAAACTCTTTCAACTAAAACTTTCCGAAGCTAGAAGTATTGATGGACAAGAGGGATTTCAAGATGATCTTGTTTCTGATACATTTACTGACTTTAGGAAAGCATAATGGCAAGAGTACATCCTTTTCAAACAAATTTTACTTCTGGAGAATTAACACCAAAACTTGCTGGTCAAGTTGATTTTAAAAAATATAATAATGGTGTTGAAACAATGGAGAATATGACTGTATTTCCACAAGGAGGTACAACTCGTAGATATGGTAGTCGTTTTGTATGTGAAGTTAAAAATTCTGCAAATGCTACAAGATTAATACCTTTTGAATTTAATGTTACACAATCTTATATTTTAGAATTTGGAGATCAATATATTAGATTTTATAAAGATAATGGACAAATTGTAGAAACAGCAAAAAATATTACTGGAATAACACAAGCAAGTCCAGCAGTTGTTACTTCAAGTTCACACGGATATTCTAATGGAGATCACGTTTGGATTAATAGTGTTGCTGGAATGACAGAATTAAATGGTAGAAGATTTACTGTAGCTGGTGTAACAACTAATACTTTTCAATTATCTGGTATTGATTCATCAAGTTATACTGCCTATTCTTCTAGCGGAACAGCAGAAAAAGTTTATGAAATTTCAACATCTTATACAACAGCACAAGTTTTTGATTTACAATTTACACAATCAGCAGATACGATGTATATTGTTCATCCTGCTCACGAACCTACAAAATTAACAAGATCAGGGCATACATCTTGGACACTTGCAGAAGTAGATTTTCAAATTGGCCCATTTCTTGATACAAATACAACAACAACAACTTTTACAACAAGTGCAACAACAGTTGGCACAGGAAGAACTTTAACGGCATCAGCTTCAACTTTTGCATCTACTGATGTAGGAAGATTAGTAAAATTAGGAGATGGATGGGGAAAAATTACCGCTTATACAAGTGCTACAGTTGTAACTTGGACTATTAATGTAGCTGCAACAGGGTCTGGAAGTGTAACTTGGGCATTAGGGGCTTGGTCTGATACTACAGGATTTCCATCAACAGTTTCTTTTTATGAACAGCGATTAGTATTTGCTGGTTCTACCGATTATCCCCAAACAATATGGGCTTCTGAATCTGGATCATATGAAGATTTTGATGTAGGAGATGCTAGTGCCGCAGATGCTTTTATTTATACGATTGCCGCTAATAGAGTAAACGTAATTAGATGGTTAGCACCTGCAAGAGATTTAATTGTAGGAACGGCTGGTGGTGAATTTAGAGTAGGTAGACCAACAGGTGAACCTTTAAAACCTGATAATGTAACGATTACTCAACAAACGACTTATGGTGGTCATACAACACAACCAGTTCAAATTGGAAATGCAGTATTATTTGTACAAAGACAAAAACAAAAAGTTAGAGAATTTGCATATCGTTTTGAAGATGATGCTTATGTAGCACCTGATATGACTTTATTAGCTGGACATATAACAGGTGATGGAATTGATGATGTAGATTATGCACAAGAACCAGAATCTATCTATTGGGCTGTGAGAGAAGATGGTGTATTGTTAGGAATGACCTATCAAAGAGAAGAAGATGTTGTAGCTTGGCATAGGCATATATTTGGAGGAACAGATCAAAATTGTACAATTACTGTTTCGGATTATGCAAATATTCAAGCAGGTACAACATTAAAATTTACAAAATCAGATGGAACAACAGTTACTTTTACTTCTACAACAGGAACTGCTGGAACAGATGAATTTAAAAATGAAACTAATAACAATACAACAGCAGATAATATTTATACTGCTATTAATACTCACGCAGATTTTACTGTAGCAAATCCAGCAGCAGCTATTGTAACAGTTTTTGAAACTACACCTTCGGGTACAGGATTATTAACTGTTGAAAGTTCAGATACTGTAAGATTAGCAACAACCGATGAAAAAGCAGCAAAAGTTAAAAGTGTAGCTACAATTTCAGAAACATTAGAAAATCAAGTATGGATTATTGTAGAAAGAATTATTAATGGATCAACTGTTAAATTTGTAGAATATTTAGATAGCACGTTAAATATGGATTGTGCTTTATCAGGTACTGTAACAGGTTCTTCAACATCAGTAACAGCATTAGATCATTTAGAAGGTGAAACAGTACAAATCTTGATAGATGACGCTGTTTATCCTGTACAAAAGGTATCAAGTGGAGCAGTTACAGTAAGTTTACCTAGCACATTTGCTAGTAAAACGATAGAAGTAGGATTAGGATATAAATCAACAATTAAAACAATGAGAGTTGAAGCAGGAGCAGAAGCAGGTACTGCACAAGGAAGAAAAAAAAGGTATAATGAAGTATTAGTAAGATTATATAAAACAGTTGGCGTAACAATAAATGGAGATCAGTTGCCTTTTAGAACATCGGCTAATAAAATGGGGCAACCCATATCTTCATTTAGTGGAGATAAAAGAGTAAGTAATTTAGGATGGGATCGGGAAGGTCAAGTAACAATACAACAAACACAACCTTTACCAATGACTATTCTAGGAATAACAGGAACATTAGTAACAAGTGATTAATATGGAGAAAATATAAAATGCCTTTAGGCCCTTTTCAAATATTCGGAGCAGTAATGGCTGCTACATCGGCTATTTCCTTTATGGGAAGTATGAAGCAGATGAAAAATATGCAAACGGCTGCTAAATGGGATAAATATCACGATGAAATTAGAAGAAAATATAATACAATTCAAGCTAACGATAGAGCAAGAAAATTATTAAGTGCTAAAAGAGCAGCACAAGGAGCAAGAGGGGTAGTAATTGCAGAAGGTTCTACATTAATGGAACAAAATACAGTTGTTAAAAATCTTGAAGATACATTATTTTGGATTGAAAAAGGTGCTGAAATTACTGCTAGAGAAATAGATTTTAAATTAACAAACAAATTACAAGCAACAGCATGGAATACAGGAACTTCTTTATTAACAAATTTAGGAAGTGCTTATACTGTTTCTAAAATGAAGGTTTAAATGTATTTAATTAATGTATGGGATAGAGAAGAATTATTATTTAAAGGAAAAACAGAAACAGAACCAAAGATAGATATGAATGAAAAGTTTTATAGTGTGAAAACAAACGAGGAAGGAAAAGTTGTGGAACATAAATTTGAACCTGCTCGTTATAGAATAACTTATGAGGATATATAATGGCAGTAATTAAAATACCAAAAGGCGATCAACATCCAGAAGCAATAACACCTAGAACTGATATGTTAGGTCAGGTGAGAGATGTTGTTGGGCCTAATATGGATAGAATTGTATCTCTTATAGATAGAACAGCTAAAGAAAAACACGCTAATGATATTAGATTAGAAAATATTAGAATATCTAATAAAATTAGTAAGTATGAATCAATATTAGCTGATGAAAATGAAAAATTAAAAGTTCATATAGCTGAACAGCCAGATGTCTTAAATAAAAAACAATTAGCAAAAGTATTATCGCAACACGAACAAAAAATAAATGCTATGATGAATAAAGCATACCACGAAGATGATAAGTTTAAAGCTGCATTTGAAGGGCCATCAATTAGTGCTTTAACTGATGCTAAAAAAATCCTTAACGATGAAAATACATCACGAATTTTTGTTGAAGGCAGAAAATCTTGGGATACTTTTAAGTTAAAACACGATCTGCAACTATCAAATGTTAAACCTAATCTATCTATGTGGGCAGAATTTGAAGCTATGAAAATTGCATTGGAAAGTAAAATTAGAATAGCAAATAAAACAGGTGTTAAAATAGATTATGAAGTAGAAATGGCTGCATTAGAAGAAGCATTTTGGCAAAAGGCAGTTATTGGAGATAGTTATAGACAAGATGCGGATGGTAAACCAGTTGTAGATAATCTAGCTATTCTTAAAAAATTAACAGATGAAGGCCCAGTTGTTGAAGATGCAGAAGGTAATATTATTAGCGGAAAACAAACACATTGGTATATGCAAGAATTATCAGATGATATGAGAGAAAAATTAATTAAATATTATGATGACGAATCTACAAAACAACACGATAATGAAATTAAAGTAAATGCTAGAATAATTAGTGATAATTGGAAAGATATTGATAATAAAATAAAAACGGATTCAATTACTGTTGATGATATAAATCAAATGAACTGGCCAAAAACAAATGCAGGTGATGAAGCTAAAAAAACAGCTATTGGAAAAGTAGTTTTATATAAAAAAGGTATGCCTGAAACAGAAAGTAATGTTAATGAATTAATAGAAGTTAGAAAAATAATTAGAAGCAATCAAATAGAAAATAAATTTACAAAATTTTGGTTGCCTAATGAAGTAGGGGAAAAAAGAGAACAATTAAAAAAACTCTATGGTTGGACTGATAAAGGTGGAAGTATTAACGATAGATTAGGAGTTACTATTGGTACAGATCACGAAACAATGATAGATAATATGTTAGTATGGGATGAAACAGATAGAAAAAATTATAATGATTTTCAAAGATTAATTACAGCTATTAAACCTAGAATAAAAGGTGTGTTAGATAAACATAATCTATGGTCGGATTATAATATGCTTAAAGTAGAATTAATGATTGAAGAAAGATTTAAGAAAGGTATTGCAGATGGAAAGACATCTGTTGAATTAACTAATCCAACTAGTAAAGATTTTATATTTGATGATTTAGATCAATACATACCTACTATACAAGAAGAAGCAGAACAAATAGCAAAATCTTATACGAATAGTACGACTGAAATTGATACAGCAGGAAATGCTGATGAATTAGAAGTTCCAGCATCTTATCCTAAAAGAGATATAAAAATATTTCCTAATACTCCAGAAGGAGATATTGCTTGGCTTGAAAGTGATATTTTACAACAATGGTTATTAACGCCAGATGGGCAAAATTTTCTTAATCCAGATTTGACTGATAAAAAGGTTCAAGCAAAGATTTTAAAAAAAGATAAAATTAAAAAATTAGAAACTGCAAATTCTTTAGTTGAATATGAAGCTATTGAATTAGATATAGAGTTTCATTTAGTTCCACCAAGACCTGATGGATTTAAAGGTAAAAATTGGATAGGTGTTTATAAAAAAGAAAATCCTGATGCTGTTACTTTACACGAATTAGAAAAAATAGTTCAGAAAGAAAAATTAAGTAGAATGGATTATAAACCTCAAAAAAGAGGAGTTCTTACTACTGATAAAAACGATAGAATACAAGAAAAAATATTAGATGGTAATCCTGCATATGAAAAAAAGGATGGTATATATTACTGGAAGGATACTAATATTAAAGTTGATGTTAATCAAATTAAATAATGGAATTAAACGAATTACAAAAAAAAAGATTATTAAATGCTACTGGAGTATTACCTAATAATAATAGTTTACTTCTTAATAATGTTAATAAAAAGAAACTATTAGATGCGTCTGGTTCAACTTCATCATCTGAAACTTTAAATCTCGTAGGTAATAAAACTACCGATAAGAAAAAAGAACTTGAAAATACTAATCGTAATTTTTTTCAAAATGTTTTAGGTAATGTATCTGAATGGGCAGTTGGTGATGATGCTGATTGGGGTACATATTGGGAAAGAGGTTTAGGTAAATCCAATATTAATCTAATGATGCAATATCATACAAAGGGTGAAAAAGGATTAAACTGGAAAGATGCTTTTAAGGAAGAACCAGATGATACTGGGGCTTTAGAACGGGCATTTGAAACGATTGTAGGAATAGGTGCTGATTTACCAACTTTTGTAGCGGGTGGTGCTATTGCAGGTAAATTGTCTGGTGGAAATCCTTTTGCAATCGGTTTTGGAGCAGGTTTTTTAAATGATAGTATTAAAGAAATGTATTATCAGGCATTAAATAAAGGCCAAGTTAATAGTTTTTCAGAATGGTGGCAAATATTTTTACAACACGGAATCCAAGAAGGACTTAAAGGTGGATTAGTTGTAGGGTCTTTGCACGTTGCTCCATTAGCTTTAACAAAATTAGGACTTAAAACTACAAATCTTAATAAATTTTTTGCAAGATATACAGCATTAACTGGTGTGGGTTCTTTAGTTGAAGGTGAAATGCCAAGTTGGGAAACTTTACAAAATAATGCCATTATATTAGCTGGGTTAGGATTTGTAGAAGCTAAAGCATCTAAAATGGTTAGTAAGAGTGCTGAAAAAAATAAGACTGATCCTTTAAGTGTTGTGGATGAAATAATGAAAAATCCACAAATGAAAGAAGATATTGGTAGTAAAAATCAAAAGAAATTTAGAAAAGATAAAGAATTAGATAAACAAAAGATAAAACAGTTAAAAAAACATAGAAATGAAATTAATGAAAATTTTAGAAAGTCTGGAATTAAAGAAGTATTAGAAGAAGGAAAAACTGTTAAAGAGTTTATTCAAACACTTAAAGAACGAATAGAAATACATAAAAAAACTATAGAAGAAGCAAAAACGACATCTGAAAAGGATTTAGCTAAAACTAATCTCAAAGTAGCTGAAAAGGAATTAAAACAAGCAGAAACAGGTAAGATTATAGAAGGTAAGGATTATATAGAAGGATTAGAAAAGAAAATTAAAGAGTTAGAAATTAAAAATCAAGACAATCAAGTTGATATGAATATTATAAAACAACAAAAGAAAAATAATCAACCTTTTGATAAAGAAGCATTACTAAAATTAGAAAAAGAATCTAAAGAAATTAATATTGAATTAAATAAACAAAGATTATTAAGAAATAGAGAAACTGAATTAGTTAAAGTAGAATTAGCTTTAGAAGAATTAGGAGTAAAAGAAATTAAAAAATCTGTAGAAAAAGATAAAGCAACAACTAAACATAAAGATAAAGATACTAATTCTTTTTTAAAGAAAATGGAAATTGGAAAGATTAAATATGTAGAAAAAGATTTTGCCTCTTACCAAGCTACTTTAATTAATAGATTTATAGATAGAATGTCACCTCTTAAAAAAGCTGTTGAAAAAGCAGAAAAAGCAGGAGTTAAAAGTTATTTAGATGTTTATAAACGTATGCGAATACAAAAAGGTATGATTGGTAGAGGGATGCACTTTATTAAAGCAGGTAGTTTAGATTTTAAAACTTTAGAAAAAAATGGAAAGAGTTTAATAGAAATTATTAAAAAGGTTGTAAAATCAGATAAAGAGTATGCAGAATTTACAGCATTTGCCGTTGCTAAAAGAGCATTAGAAAAACATAAACAAGGTTTTGAAACACCTTTTACTGGTACAAGAGCAGATATAGCCACAGCTAAAAGAATTGTACAAAAATATGAGGCACAATATGGAAAAACATTTAAGGAATTAGTTGAATATCAACAAAAAGTATTAGTATATTTAAAAGATTCTGGAATTATATCAGCAGAACTATTCCAAAAGGTATTAGAATTAAATAAAGATTATGTTCCTTTTTATCGTGTTATTGATGTTACGCTTAAAGAAAATATAAAAGATGTACATCGTTTAAGCAATGTAGTTAAAAATCCATTAAAAAAACTTAAAGGTGATACTACTAAACCAGTTATTGATCCTATTGAAAGTATATTTTTAAATACTTTACATTTTGTTCAAATAGCAGAAAGAAACTATGCTTTTAGTGAGTATATTAAAATGGTTGAAAAGTTACCTGAAATATTCCCAGAAGTAAAGGAAGTCAAATCTTTTAAAAGGTTTGATTTATCTAAAGAAGAAATTACAAAAATTACTGGTCAAAAAGTATCAGATAGTATGCAAAAAACATTTACAATCTTTAGAAGGGATGGACAAGTATTAACTGAAAGTCAAATAGCTGTTTTTAGCGAAGGTAAAATGAAAGTATATGAAGTAGGAGCAGAAATAGCAACAGTATTAAAAGATATGAATAGCTATCAAGCTAAAATGTTATGGAGATATGCTTCTGTACCAACAAGAACTTTAAGAGCAGGTGCTACACTTGATCCAGCATTTATAGCTAAAAACCTTTTA